GTGTCCAGCAAGGCACGCAGAGCGCCAGTCAATGCGGCAGATAAGCCACCAATGAGGTGTGGGAGACCGATAGCGTATGCGCCACGCCATGGGATGAATTTGAACTCCACCACCCAATCCAGTTTTGTGCGTGTATCGTCTTGTTCTTCCCAGTTTCTATATAGGCCCACCACTTCGTTGTCGAGTTCGTCGATCATTAGGATGTACGGCGCGTATTCTCCATTTGTCTTCTTATCTCCATCAAGCTCTAGGTATGTGTATATATGGTAGACCTTCCTCAACCCATCTTTGTTATCATCAAACTGCTTGCCCTCTACCTTGTTGTTTGCCTGCTCAACTTTGTTCTGATCCAGTGTGTCAACAGCCTTTATATACCTAATATCTCTATACATTCCCACGCGGATGCGGCGCTCAAACTCATACAGAGTTATCTCATGGACTTCTGCTGCGCGCTCTGCTGTGTAGAAATTTGTCGCCGCAAAAGGGATAATCACGCGGTCGATTGGCAAAAACTCCACGCATGGTCGCTTCTTCTGCTCATCAAACCACAGTTTGAAGTACTGTGAACCACCCAAAGGCAGCTGCGTAAGCATTTGTTCTTGCTCTTCTTTGAACTCTTCAATCTGCTCTGTGATCTGCCAGTTCAGAAAGTCACGCTTGCGCTCTGACTTGGCGGACTTGACATCATCCATCTTGCCCAGAACTTTAGTTTTGACTGGCCCATCTGGGGGAAACATCTCCTTGATAGCGCGTGAGGCGAAGTCCACACAGCCTTCAGCCATAACTGGGTGCACCACTTTGCTTGCGCCCACAAATGTAGCGCCGCCTGGCGCGTCACCACCCATTCCTGTGCGGCGAATTCCCTCTTCGTATTGATCGTCTCTCTTTTTCCTGGCCTCTTTGTCAGACTGCAATAACTCTAAATACCGAAAAGAAATAGCGCTTAGAGCGCTTGGATCAAGTGAATCAGCTAGATTGTCGTAGAACTCAGGATTGAACTCTGGACCATCGCCAATATCAATAATTGCAGAGCCATCATCCTGCTCTTCTGCAACTATTTCAGGCGCGTCTATAACGGCACTACCATCGTCTTGCTCATCAATATTCAAATCATCTTTGTCTTCTTTTGACATCACTTGGCCTTCTTTTTCATTATCAAGGATAGACGCATTGTATCCACGCTTTTGACGGGGCCGGATTTTACGCCATCAGCAGGGATTTTTTCGCACTTACAATGACTGCCGCCAATTTTATCAACCGCCTCTTTTGCGTCTTTGATTGAGGTGAATCTGCCTAGAACTTTCCCCGTCTCCAAACCTATCACTCTGTGCGTGTACACCTTTTTCGCAACCTTCCCGCCTTTTGCTAATGGCTGAGCTGGCTGGGCGGGTTGCTCAAGTTGAGGCCCCTGAGTTTCATCCAAAGCATCTAACGCCTGCCCTTGTTGTGTCATCTGTAGCATATTCCCCATTGGTGGGGCAGGGGGCTGACCATCTCCCGTCATTGGCTGATCAGCACCAGGGGGCTGCATTGTCTTGGCTTGTGGCATTAGTTGCTGTCCAGCCTTTAGCTTATTCATATCCACACCGCCTATTGGCATTCCATTGCTAAGCGCGACCCCCCCAACATCTGGCGGGGAAAATTTTTTACCCCCAGAACGAACGGCCTCATTTACCCCAACATCATTGTTAACCTTTGAGGATTTTCGTCTGCCCAAAGCTGCGCGCATCTCTGCAATTGATGCGTTCTTTGCCCTTCCTTTTGCCGCCTTTTCAATCATATCATTCCTTCAAACTACTAATCCGATTAGTATTCATACAGCGTATGGGTTAACACTTGGCCTGCTATTGTATATCTCAGCATCACTAATGTCTTCTGGCTCTATCTCGTCCCTTGGTGGGGCATCAATGCTTAGCCACCCAGCATCTCTAAGGTATCGAAGAGCCTGGCTTATGCAGTCTACAAACTCATCATGAACCGCGCCCTCAGGGAATGAGCAAATTTGGCTCACCATACCTTCAGCCCAATCCCTCACAAATCCCTTCCTCGCACTCGACTCTGGAACCCAAACCCGACCAGCTTTAATGATGTTGGCCACAATACTTAGGCGCTGTATCTTGTCCGCACGACCTGGATTGTATGCTATAACGGGCAGGTGCGCCTGTTGCAAGTCCTGAATGAGAGAAATGCCTGCGCTCTTATCCTCCACGAGGATCACATCCACCAGCTTTTTATCCTTGCCCTCTCCATAGACTGTCTCAAACTCTTCGATCACCTTGGGGCGGAGCTGTGGATATTGCAGGTGCTCTTGCCAGCAGTCGAGGATCATTACGCACATGCCGCCATCCAACGGCTTGAACACGCCGAACGTGATCGATCCAGTTGGGTCGTTGTGCGTCTTATCCGACGTGGCGCAGTCGTATGACTGCAGTATATATTCCAACTTGGGGAAGGGCTTGCCGTCAGGCCACAGCCTAAACCAGTCACGCTTCACAATTCCACCCTCTTCAGGGTCGATAATCTCAGCGTGAATCTCTTGGCGGCCTAGGTTGGTGCCTTCATACTGTAAGATCTGCTTCTGAAATGATGGGGCTAGATTATTTATGTTGACGTATGTACTGGCCCTGGTGACCACAACATCATTACCCTCGCGTTCAATCAGCTCCATAACCACTTCTTTTGGCTTTGGTGTAGTCGAACAAATAAGTTTGGTTCGCTTGCCAAGACGAATCCCGAATTGGATCATATCCCAAGCATCGCGTAGATACTCCCACGCGGCCAATTCGTCCAGCCATCCGCCGTGGAACTGTGGGCCCCTGAAACGCTCGGGCTCAGATGCGGGGATACCCTTTATCAGGGAGCCATTTACTAGCCGTATCTCATGCAAGGCCTTGTTGTAGTCAGCGACCAGCGCGGTGGGTATTACCTCCAGTAAGCCAGAGTCACCCTCAAAGCAGGTGGACTTCAGGTCGCCGCTAGTTGGGGCAGACACCAGCCAACGGGTTTTTGGCTGCTCCCATGCCCATAATGCCAACGTCTCAGCCGCTGCACGTGTCTTGCCAGCACCACGGCCTGCCAACATGAGCCAGACATTCCACCAGTCCCCAGCAGGCTCGATCTGGTGTTTGTGGGCCTCTTTGTGCCACTTCATCTGCCAATTGATCATCGCCTGCGCGACTGGGCTTAGCTTGGCAAACTCTTTGGTCAGACGGCTCTCATCTTGGTAAAGTTTGTCTAGCATGGCAGCCGTGCAACGCGCACATCTACGCCCTCTCTGGCCAACAGCTCTTTTACAAGCGGCGAAGAATTATCACTTATATCAGCACAGGCAATAATCCTGCGCCCTTCCCCTGGCTCTAAAGCGTTCTGGATCGCCTGCCATGCCCCGTCCGTATATTCTGGAGAATCCAAATCATCTAGCCAGGCGCCGTTAAAAAAATAGCCCCCACTTAACCCACTTAAACGCCCTAGCCACGCCCCTGCTGGTATGCCCGTTATCCGACTTCTATTGTTTAGCCTGATCTCTAAGCTGGCCGGCTTGTAGTGCTCGATATTACCGCTACCAATCGCCCGCAATATCCCAGCGTCGTTCTCAAAACAATTTTCCCGCAAGCGATTTACGCTTGGGGCAGACACTAGCCAGCTTGTTCCAGGCTGGTTCATGGCCATTCTTGCAACGGCTCTCGCCCCGTTGTATGTCTTGCCAGCCCCTCGACCAGCAAGCATTAGCCATATTGGCCACCGGTCGCCCGTGGGCTCTAAGATGTTCGGCACAGTCTTTGTGGTTTGGCTGGTCATGATATAGGGGCGTTGAACGGGCGCGAACACTCGCGGACACATCCAAGAGTCTTGACCGACCCTGCCTCGCCGAGGCTTGGACATGAGTATGTAGTTGCTCTCGCAAAGTAGCGCCTGCTCCCCATTAATATACTTAACCGAGCGCCCACCCCCCATTTGGATCGCCGCCAAAAAGTTAGGGCTAGCCCATATTTGCGGTCAACATCTGTTGGCCATCCATAAACCTCGGGGCCAAGGAACAAAGCCAGCCTCCGAAATGTAAACAATTTATACCAGCCAGGCGGTTGATACTTGGAATAAGCAGCCATATTAAACCTCATAATATGGCCTCGTAGTTACGTAAAAAAACAAACCTCTTCCTGTATTTAGCCATTTCCACCCTCCTGACGCTGTAGCTTTATAGCTTTTAGCAGGCCCTCAAATTCGCCCAGATTGTTTTGCACCACCAATGGGCTGTCTTCGTCGCCCGCATGGGTTACGCGGTCGCCATATTTCTTAGGCTTCAGCTTCATGGCAGTCCATTTGCGAGCCTCAATCCGCTGCTTTTGGTAGGCAACGTAGCCCGAGTCTATCTTAATATCTACAATATTGCCTTCTTTGTCGTGCACAGGGCTTAGCTCTGGGCTTTCGTCAGCAATAGCGATGATTTGGTCGGCCAATGTGTCGGCCTGCTCTTCCCGAGCGCGGGCGTATTGATCCGCAAACTCTTTCTTTGCATTCAACCACGCGTAAATCTG